CGCACGGCTCAATGCGGCTGGCACCGGTTATTCTCCTGGTGGCCACAACCCCGCCGATGGCGTGGCTGGCCAGATGGCAAGCATCCTCAAGGTGACGCAAAACTGGGCGACGTTCACGCACACCTATGAAGCCGACAACACCACCACGGTCAACACCGGGCGGCAACAGTTTGCTGCCTGGGTCAATTCCACCCAGAACAATTATATGTATGTTTGCTGGGATACCGATGTCGGCCCGACAGCCTCGGCCAGCGATCCAGACAGCCTGGGGCGCATTCTCAACACGTCGCTGTCGTCGGGCACGGCGCCGATCTACTCGCCCAACGTCACCAATGGCCGCAACCTTGCGATGTTCATGATGGGCACCGTCGCGTCGATTGATTTCAACCGGCTCAATGGCCGCAAGACCATCGCGTTCCGGGGCCAGACCGGCATCACGCCCGATGTCATCAGCGGCCTCGTCGCGTCCAACCTGGAAGCGAACTTCTATAATTACTACGGCATCTGGACGACCGCCAACGACCAATTCCGCTTCATGTATCCCGGCATCGTGTCGGGTCCATACAAGTGGATAGACAGTTACATCAACCAAATCTGGATGAACAACGCGTTCCAGTTGGCGCTGATGGAACTGCTCACCCAGAGCGGTTCGATCCCTTACAACCAGACCGGCTACACGATGATCAAGGCAGCGTGCCAGGACGTGATCAACATGGCGGTCAATTTCGGTGCGATCCGCCCCGGCGTGACGTTGTCGGAAGCGCAAAAGATCGAAGTCAACAACATGGCGGGCGTCAGGATCGACGGCGTTCTCAATTCGATCGGCTATCACCTCCAGGTGCTGGACGCCAACCCCCAGGTGCGCGCCGCACGCGGCACGCCGCCATGCACTTTTTGGTATATGGACGGCGGCTCGATCCAGCGCCTTACCCTGGCGTCAGTGATGGTTCAATAACACCGTTTCGCGAAATCGATAGGAGGTTACAGTGGCAACTATCACTGCCGCGAATGCGGTTTTTATGCTCAGTGTCGAAAGCCTGTTCCCATCGCCGCAGCAGTTGCAGGGGTTCGCCGCCGACGACGTGTTCAGCCACGCCCTGGTGGCGCCGGTCGAGACGCTGATGGGGGTGGACGGGTTCCTCTCCGGTGGCTGGACGCCGCAGCCCAAGGTGCAGACGATCGCGCTGCAAGCGGACAGCCCGTCCACCTACATTTTCGACACTTGGTATGCGGCACAGGAACAGGCGCGCGAGGTGTATATCGCGCAAGCCCATATCGCGCTCGCCTCGATCCAGAGATCGTTCTATTGTGTTAAAGGCTTCCTGACCAACTACCCGCCGATGGCGGATGCCAGAAAAATCCTGCAACCACGGCGCTTCACCATCACCTGGGAAGCCATCAACGCGGCGCCTGTGTAATGCCGCGCCGTCGCGACAAGGTGGTGATCGAACGCGAAGGCCGTGACCACGGCAAGATATTCTGGATCACCGAGATGTCCGCGTCCGCTGGCGAACACTGGGCCGGTCGTCTGCTGACCATGCTGGCAGCGGGCAATGCCGATGTGCCGCCTGGATTCTTTCAACTTGGCTTTGAAGGCTGTGCCGCCTGGGTGGCGGTGCATGGCATCGGCGGCATCGACTGGACGGTGGCCTATCCGCTGTTGCAGGAGATGATGGCGTGCGTCACCATTCAGCCCGACGCCTCGCGCAGCGTCACCCGCGAACTCCTGGAGGACGACATCGAGGAGATCGTGACGCGGCTCACTCTGCGGGAGGCATGGTTCGACACCCATCTGGGTTTTTCCGTTCGCGCCAGATACTGGACCTCGACGACGGATACGTCGGAGACGAACAGCCCCAGTGGGCAGAATATCGCAACCTTGGATCGGGCGCGATCGGGGCGATAATCTCAGCCAAGCACGCGACCCTGCATGAACTCGACACCGTCTATGGCGTGGCTGACCTTTACCGGTTGGCCGAAGTGATCCGGGTGGACATCTTCAATCAGAAGCTGGCGCAGCGATGGGCAACACGTAAGGACGGGGGCTGATGGCAGCTAAACCGGATGGCTATGTCGGCTTTCGCGGCAATGCCGCCGATGGCTCCGAGATCGGCGCGCTACGTTTCGTGGTGCAGAGCGTGCTGTCCGAGGTGGCGACCTCGATGGTGGTCAAGGTCGCTGGCGTGCGCAGCAACGGCGAGGTGGCGCCGCCCGGCACGATCGACGTGGTGCCGGTGGTGCATCAAATCGACGGCATGGGCAACACCTATCCGCACGGCACGATCTTCAACGTGCCGTATCACCGGCCGCAAAACGGCACCAACGGCATCATCATGGACCCCAAGGCAGGCGACATCGGCGTGATCGTCTGTGCCTCGCGCGACATCAGTTCGGTCAAGGCGAACAAGGGTGACGCGTCGGCGCCGGGTTCGTTCCGCCGCCACGACCTCGCGGATGCGCTCTATGTCGGCACGGTGATCGCCAAGGACGCGCCGCAACAGTATGTGCAGTTCACCGACGACGGAATGACGCTGGTTTCTCCCGGCACCATCACCATTCGCGCGCCGTCGATCGTGTTTGAGGGCGACGTGCGATGGGTGGGCAATGAGGGCGGCGGGCGCGGCACCATGACGATCAATATGGACATCGCGCAGACCGGCACGATCACATCAAATGGCGCGCACATTGACAATACCCATATTCATGGCGGCGTGCAGTCTGGTGGCAGTCTCACCACTCCGCCAGCGAACTAGACCGCCATAATGGCAGCCATCATCACCCCGGCGGTCGCCGCCCCGGAGCCGCTCGATCCCGCTCGCAAAGACCCCTTGGCAACCGACGCCGCGCGCGACGGTGGCCCGGTTCCCTATATCCAGCGCAAGATCGATGTGACGCTTTCACTCGGCACCGGACAGTTTGGCGAGGACGGATCGAACGTCGTCACGCTGCGTGGCCATCGCTGCTACGTCACGGTATCCAAAGCCGCCGTGGCATCACCGGAAACCGCGTCGGTGCGTATCTGGGGTATGAATTTTTCCCAGATGCTGCAATTGTCTGCCTACGGCGTGACGCACTACGCGCAACGCAAGAATCAGGTGCTGATCGAAGCTGGCGACGCCGTCTCCGGTATGACGGTGGTTTTTGGCGGCGTTATGACGAATGCGTATTTCGACGGTAATTCACAACCTGATGTCGCGTTCCAAATTCAGGCAAACAGCACGGATTATGTGGCTCTGAAACCCGCGCCGCCTATCAGCATCGCCGGATCGGTCGATGTGGCGACGGTGATGAAGGGTCTCGCCGCACAGATGGGCGTAAACTTTGAAAATCACGGTGTCGATGCCAAGCTGCGTGATGTCTACTATCCCGGCACCGCCTATCAACAGGCGCGGCGGATTGTCGAGCATTCCGGGATCGGCTGGAGCGATATCGAGAACGGCACGCTGGCGATCTGGCCGCGCGGTCAGGGGCGCGACACCGGCACCATCCCGCTGTTCTCACCCGAGTCCGGGATGAAGGATTATCCCACGTTCAACGAACAGGGCGTCATCGTCACGTCGCTGTTCCGCCCGGTCAAGCTGATGCAACAGGTCGCCATCAAAAGCAGCATTTTTGCCGACCCGAAAGACAAGGCACAAACGCCCAGAACCTATAATTATTTCCCGTTTACCTACACGTATACACTGGAGAGCGAGGCGGCGAACGGTCCCTGGTTCGTGACCTTTCAGGCATCGAATGCGCCGATGTTTGGCTAATGACCGACGCGGTCTGAGGTAGGGGGCCGCATGCCGACCATCATCGAAGAACTGACGATGACGCTGGGGTTCGACCCCAAGGGATTTGAGGAAGGGGCAAAGCGCGCCGATACCGCCGCCAGCGATTTGTTGCAAAAGATACTGGCGTCATTGCAACAGATCGAGCAGCGCACCGCGCAGACCGCCGCCAACACCACCCGCATCCAGAAGACCGCTGCGGAGCAAGCCCAGGAAGCGGCAGACAAGACGGCGTCAGCCCAGGAAAGCGCGGCGAACAAAGCCGCCAAGGCACAAGAGGACGCGGCGAAGAAAGCCGCCAAGGACCAGGAGGACGCTTCCAAGCGCGCCGGGCAGGCGCAGAAGCAAGCCGCCGATCAGGCATCGGAAGCCTACCACAAGACGGCGAACGCGATCCGTCGCGTCGGCACCGAGATGCTGGCGATGCTCGGCATCTCGCTGACGCTCAACGCGGTCGAGCGGCTGTTCTCCGGGATCAACAAAGCCAATCTGGAAGCCGGTTATCTCGCGCGCAACATCGGCATGAATGTCGAGCAGTTGACGATGTGGGAGAACATCGCCGGTCGGCTCGGCGGCACATCGCAGGGCGTCGCCAGCGCGTTCGCCTACGTCTCGCAACAGCAAGCCAAGATCAAATACGAGGGCACCTCCGAGTTGGTGCCTGCGGTGCGCGACCTGTTCGGTGAGGAAGTGCGCGGGCCGGATCATAAATTGCTGCAAGGCGATGAACTGGTCGAGGCGCTACGGCGCGGTGCCAAACGCAAGGGCATGTCTGCCACCGACATCGAGTATGCCACCCAGCGGGCTGGTGTCGGCGGGCTGGCGCCGCTGGTGCAGGCGAGCGACGAGGACTACGAACGCGCCAAGCGGCTGCGCAAGGAATCGGGCAACTTCACCACCGCCGCCGACGCCAAAGCGGCCAAGGAACTCTCCAACGACCTCGACGAACTGACCCAGAAGGCGATGGGCCTCGCGCGCGAGTTCTGGCGCGGCCTGGGACCGGCGATCAACGATGTCGTCAAAAGCATCAGCCAGTGGATCGACAAAAACAAGGACTGGCTGACTGAGAAGGCGATCGAGTGGGGCCGCAAGCTCGGCACGGCGATCATGAGTCTTTCCCAGGACTTCCGCACGCTGATGGAAGGCGGGCACGTCGGCGGGTTCATCGGCAAGGTCATCGAGTTAGGCAAAGCCGCCGACGCAACCGCCCAGTTCTTCGGCGGCTGGGGCGCATCGTTCAAGTTGCTGCTTGAGCTATGGACGGTCGGCAAGATCGTCCAGATGATCGCCAACATGACCACGGTGCTGGGCTTGGCCAAGAACCTTGCCCTGGTGCCGTTGACCGGTCTGTTGGCGCGTGCGCTCGGATTGGCTGGTGCTGAAGCGGCGGCTGGGGCCGCTGTGGCTGGCGCAGCGGGCGGCGCCGCGACCATCAGTGTCACGCCGATCATCCTAGCGGCGGCAGCGACAGCGGCGGCAGCGTATGCGGCGTTCAAGAGCGGCTCGGAAATTGCCAACGCTGGCGAACTTGGTTTCCAAGTTTCACAAATGGACCCGCTTACCGGAACAGCGGCCACCGAATACACCAAGGGCGGCAAGACCTATTCGGTGTTTGAAGTTCAGAAGGAAATCGCAGCCCATCTTGCGCAACTGGAGGCAGCGGCGGAGGCGACCAAGGCAGCCAAGGAACAAGCAGAAGCCGCTGCGAAACTCCAGGCGGCTGCTGACGCGCAGACGAAAGCGGCAACCAGCGGCACCGGCACGGGCGCTGGGGTGGGCGCTGGCGGCGGCGGCGGTGGCGGCTACGGTGGGGGCGGCAGCAGTGGCGTCGGCTCTGGCGGCATCGCTGGCGGCGGCGCGGCGACCAGTAGCGGTGCGGGCGGCGGCGCTTCCACACCACGTCGCCCGGCGGATGCCGACGCAGGCACGACCTCCACCGATCTCAGCGGCGGCGTCGGCGCCACGCAGGAACAGACCAACGCCTTCCGGGGCGTGCTGGGGCTACGCGAGTCCGGTGGACGCTACGGCATCATGGGCGGATCAAGCGGTCGGTTCGCTGGCAAGTATCAGATGGGGCGCGGCGAGATCAACGAGACCGCCAAGCGGCTGGGCGAAGAACCGCCATCCACCGAAGCGTTCCTGCACAGCCCAGAGATGCAGGAGCGGTATTTCGCCAACTACACGCTCGATCACCACAAGCGGCTCATGAAAGACCCGATCTACGCCAAGATGTCGCCCGAGGACCAGCTTGCCCAGTTGGCCACCGCACATCTCAAGGGCGTCGGCGGCGCCCTGGCGCAGCTACACGGCGGCAGCGCGGGCGTCGATGCGTTCAAGACCAGCGGCGCATCCTACCGCGACATGATCGCGAAAGAGATGACACGGCTGCGGCATAGCGCGCCGACCACCCAGATGGCGTCCAACGATCCGCCGCCGCCAACCACGGCGCCACAGCCGATACCGCCGAGACCGACGCCTACCATGACGCCCGATGGTGACCGGTGGGATTACGCGCCATCAGCCCTGCCAGCCGCCCTCAAGGCGCCCCTGGTGGCGTCGCCAGCGGCGGTGGCCACACTCACCCCGCCCGGCGGTCAGGCGGCGCCCACGACCACGCTGGCGGGCAGCAACGCGGCACGTCGCGACGACTGGGCAACCAAGATGCCGGAACCGGTCGGGGCCTCCACCGCAGCGCAGGGGTTCCAGATGAGCAGCAACGACAATTCCAGTTCCAGCACTGATCAATCCAACACCACCCATATCGGCGCGCTGCATGTGCATTCCTCCGCGCAGGATGCTGCCAGCATCGCCACCGACATCCACCGCGAAATCCGCCGCTTCGACTACGCGCAGCACGCTGACACGGGCCTCGCCTGATGTCGGGCAGCATCTCAGGCAGCGTTTCGGTCGGCGCTGGCAGTTTCAGTCTGGCCGCGCATGCCGGGTTCGGCCTGACGCCGGTTTTCGGGTTCGGCGCGAGCGGTGGCTACGCCGCCGCGCCGCCGCCCGCCGTGCTGCAATTCCCCGGCGTGCCGATGCTCACGGGCGGCTTTGGCGCCTCGATCGGGTTAGCCGGTGGCGGTGTATCGGTCGGCCTCACAGCCGCCGCCCAGGCGGGCTTTGCTGGCGTGTCGGGCAATCTCAGCGTCAACCTGGGGTTCGCATCCGGCACGCTCAACCTGGGCGCTGCCGGGATCGGCGGTTCGCTTAGTCTCGGGGCGGGCATGAACGCGCTGGGCCAACCCATCGGCTTCAGTCCCTACGGCCTCGCGCTGCGCTCGTCGCTGCCGCCCCTGCTGACACGGGACAAGCCCGGCGGTCTGTTCGCCGGGGCAAAGTGGGGGATTTTCGACAGCAACAGCCAGCCGGTCGCGGCATGGGATTCGGTGATCAAGGTGGATTACCGCCACGATATGAAAATCGCAGACTTCCCGATCGAGAAAGGTAATTTCGCGTCTTACAACAAGGTGCAAATCCCCTACGATGTGCGGATCAGCTTTGCGGTCGGCAGCGGTGGCAGTCCTGCCAAGCGATCGGATTTGCTGGCGAAGCTGGAACTCGCCGTGCAGTCGCTGGACTTCTACAGCGTGCTGACCCCAGAGGCGGTCTACACCAAGGCCAACTTGGTGCATCTGGAATACTCGCGCGAGTCAAAACGCGGCGTGAACCTGCTGGTGGTCGAGGTCTGGGTGCAGGAGGTGCGGCCCGCTTCCGGCCCCGCGTTCACCAAGACCGAGGGCATCCAGAATCCCGCCACCGCGCCCGCCGAGACCCCCACCAACAGTGGCGGCGTGCAGGCGACCGACGCGCCGTTCGATGTCCCCACCGACACGTCGGCAAGCGGTGTCGCGAATGATCCCAACAGCCTGTTCCTGCCCGCCGAGGGCAGCGATATCGGAGGGTCGCAGCCGATGCCGTCGCTGGGCAGCACGGGCGAGCCGCCGGGACCGCCGCCCGCCATGCCGGAAAAGAGCGCGCCCGCACTGCCGCAGAACGCCACGCCGATGCCCGCCGCCGATCCGCAGTTCAGCACCCCCGACCCCACGGCGATGTATTAAAATGGCGCTTATCCCCGGCAATGCCGCGCCTCCCGGCGTGGGCAGTCTGGCGGTCAACGCATCGATCAGCGGGATCGCGCCGATCTTTACGCCACCGGCAGGACCGCCCACCGACGCGCACGGCAACACCTACACCACGATGCGGTCGGTCATCCCGTTGCTGACCGTGGCGTCGCAGCTATTGACCGTGCAACTCAACCAACAGAACTGCAACATCAATGTCTATCAGGGCATCGGTGGCTTGTTCATCGATCTCGGCATCAACGGCAAGCTGATCATCGGCGGTGTGATCGCGCATGACCGCTGCAAGATCGTGCGTGACCCCTATTTGGGATTTACCGGTGATCTTGCGTTCTGGGATTCACAGGGCACCCAAGACCCCGACTGGACCGGGCTGAACCAGCGATATTATCTCGGCTATTTCTACCCAACATAAGCGCCCGCATGGCGGCAAGGAGGTCATGTGAGTGGCACAACCAGCGTTCCGCGCCCGGTGTTCACCGACAGGGGGTTCCAGGCGCAGCCCCAGACGAAAATTCTCTCAGGCGTGCTGGCCGACCTGCAAGCCGCCTTCGGCGGCAACCTCAATCCGGCATTAGAAACACCGCAAGGCCAGATCGCCTCCACCGAGACCGCGATCATCTGGGACACCCAGATGGCGTTCTCCCTGCTCACCCAGAATGTCGATCCGGCCTATGCGTCGGGCCGCATGCAGGACGGCATCGGGCGCATTTACTTCATGCAGCGTTACCCGGCACGGCCCACCACGGTGCAGGCAACCTGCACCGGACTGCAAGGCGTTCACATCCCGGCTGGCGTGCTGGCCAAAGCGATCGATGGCAACTACTACACCGCGACCGGCGCGGGCACGATCGATGCCAGCGGCACCGTGGTGATCCCGTTCCAGTGCAACACCAGCGGGCCGATCGCGTGCCCGACCGGCGCACTCAATCAGGTGTATCAGGTGATCCCCGGCTGGGACTCGATCACCAACCTGCAAGACGGCGTGATCGGCCAGGATGTCGAGAGCCGCGCCGCATTTGAACTGCGCCGGTTCAATTCGGTGGCGGGCAATTCGGCGGGCATGCTGGCATCGGTGCAAGGCGCGGTGCTGGTCATCCCTGATGTGCTTGACGCCTACACCACGGAAAATTTCAGCCCTGCCGATATGCTGGTGGACGGCGTCACGCTGAAA